CCTCCCTACAGACTCAACCTATTTGCTTAGGGGGATAGGAAAGCCCGCTCTTTTACCATTTCCCATCCGGGCATTTTTCGCTCTTCATTCGCCGCTTGTCGATTAGCCGCTCTTTTCCTCCAACGGTGCAGCCGCATTTTCCGCAAGACTCGTTGGCGTGGTCGTAGACTGGGCACGCTTGGCAGATTTCACCGCGTCGTTGAAACTCCTTGCGAGACACAGCGGCGAAGCCTGATAGCACCCATCGGCCAAGAGCTTTCCCCAGGTTTGCAGCTTTCTCAAGTAGCGTTGGCGCTGCTGCGCATGGTCGCTTTAGCTCGCTCCTGCGTCCTTTTGGACAAACTCCAGTCTGACCGCATCTTGAGCAAATGACGATCTCAAGATTTTCTGACCGCCCTTCTTTGTGATACTTAAAGCGGCAGTTCATGACAGGTAGACCGTTACGCTAGCGGGGTAGCTTGCCGTTGTGCAGTACTGGCAAGAAGAATCGACGGTCAACACGGTTCTATTTAGCGTGAAGCTTGTCACGGTGTCGCAATTGATTCGCGACGATGACGAGCTGGAATATGTCGCGCCTTCATAGGGGTTGTTCAGCTTGAAAACTGATATATCAACAGTGAGAACCACATTTGATCCGATGGTGGCGATTGCGAAATCTACGAAGTAATCTACAGGTCCGCCGCATGATGAGTAAGCAGTTGCGCGACTGCATCCAGTGCCGACATTTAGCGATAAAAGCCCGGTAAAGTTGGAGCAGTAGTTGCATGTCGGGTTGTAGCACGGCGTAGATCCGTAGGCAGCAGCACCGGTGGTTCCAAGGTCAACCGTTACGTTTGTTATCTGGTACTGCGTGGAGTCTGAACACGTCCCGCAAGGAACCGTAGTGCCACAGCAAGTACAACTAGGAAACATCATGGCTTAGCACTCCGCGCTAGTCAGGTGCCACTTGCCACCGATCCAGGAGCAAGCCACCGCTTTGGTAGTTGCGACGTTGGCGAAGATGTTCTCGACGCTCGACACGTTGATGGTTGTGTCAGTCCCAGCTCCGTCGTAAACGCTCACGGTTCCCGTAGAACCCTTGTTATGCGCCGCATCCGTCTTGCCACGGAATAGATTTACGGGCTGCTGAATCGCCGAAATGCAAGCCACGCTATTTATCGTCTGCGTCGTGCCCGTAACGGTGAAACCATACCGCCACTTGCTTAGCGTCCACTGGCTTGGCTTAGGACCCCAGCACTCGCCTATTGCAGGCGTTCCGCTGTCGTAAGCAACAAACCCGCCATCGAACAACCAAGAAGCCTCTCCGTTGGCACCGTCAGCCACCCCTGAAGATGACTGGCACACTAGCAGTACACGCTCCAAGGTGGTCGTCGGCTTGGTTATGACGTACCTTACACTGTTGGTCTTGCTACCTGCCTCCGTGCTGCTAATGCACATAACAGAGCCGTAGGGCACCGTTTCACCGCTGTTATTGCGAAACTCCACGGTGTTGGGCTGCGATGGAATGTAAACCGTTTGGTGCCGGCGCGTTCCAAAGGTGGCAAGGCGGCGCTCTGCGTTCGCTAGTCGCAGTTCTTGATTGATAATCGCCCTGCGGATCTTTTCAACAGCTTGATCGCTAAATGTATTGCCAAGGTCCATTAAGAACCCCCGCTAATTGTTTGCGAGTCATTTTGTACAACCGTCGTATGCGTCACGGCCTCCTTGTTGCGCATGATTGTCCAAGGGCCACGGTAGTAGTTCATGGTGCTTACGGTTCGCGCTGCACCTGATTGCATTTCGTCGAAGATTCCTCCGTACAGATTGCAGGTCGTGATATTTCCAGTGCTGGCATAATTCAGCGTTCCAGAACGATTGGTAAGCGTCGTGACGGCAGACGCCTCTTCAAGATCGCAACTTCCGCCGTACTTCAAGAGCGTTGTAACAGAGCATCGGATTTTCATGCGTCCTGCGTACTGATTAACGGCTGTTGCCGTAAGCCCAGCCCCTAGCCAGACGTCGCATTCGTCACTCATCACCCGTACGGTAGTTGCCGAGGATGTTTCTCCGGGCAAGCTCGCAAGGCCAACAGTACCACCTTGCACGTCAACGGTAGTTAATGCTGACCCCTTGAGATACAAACCGCGATAACCTTCTGCTGCTGTTACGGTTGTTAGAATGCGCGGAGCAATTGCACTGGATGTCAAGTCGATGTAGGACGTAGCCTTTCCAGCGTACTCAAACGCCGTGCAGTTGAGCATTAGATAGTTCGTAGCACTACCCACAGTCCCTTCGTGGTTTTCCTCGAAGTACACCGCGCCTAGCGCCGTTGCGGATAGGTCCAAGTTGCTGCTCATTGCGCCAGAAGTTGCAGGAACTCGGACATTTTCGGCGGTCTTTGGCACTTGGTTGAACGTAACGTATCCGCTCGTTTTTGTGTCCGGGTCCGTGCCATCGGATAGCCGAACGTACAGCGTGGAATAACCTAGCGTGTCGTTGTCACCGTATCCCCAGCGACCAGCGGCAAGGCTTCCAACGCTTCCAGAAGTTGCAGCAGAGCCGTTGATCGTTACCGTCGTTGGCGTTGCCGCAAAGCCTGGATTGGCATTAGCAGCAGTGCGCAGGTAATACTCATTTGTTCCGCTTCCGCTTGCTGTCCATGAATAGGCAGGACTGCGGACGTTTACAGCGTTCCAGTTGGTATCAAGCGACAAGTCGCCGGTAGTTCCGAGCCAAACTTTGGTAAAGGCCATTACTAGAATCCTAGCTCTGAAAAGGGTCGCTCTACGTTGTTTGAGTATTCAAGCCAGACAGGACGCTTGCCGGGGTCTAGTGGTTGCCCCTTGCCGTCTAGCAATACTGGCGTTGCGGTTGGGTATCCGTCTGCATCTTTAATTGCCCTGGTGAGTGGCTGCCCTGGCTTAATGTCGCCTAGGCTGATATAGCCGCCCTTTCCGTCAGGATCACCGCTTCCTGCTGCTCGTTCGCATCCACGATCTAAGATCAAAGGACGCCAGCCGAGGCGGTTGATGTGAATTTCAATGGTTTCACGCCAGACGTAGCGGAAGGAAAAGAATGCGTTCTCGTCGTATTCAACACGGGAACCGAGCACTGCAACCTTTGCGTGCAATGCTTCCCAGCGGTCCTTGAATTGCTCACGCTGCCAGTCGATTACAACCGGCTCGCTATTTACAGCGCCATACCACGACTCATCCTTAGAGGCATCATGCGACCATTTGTAGCGCGAAACACGGAAAGTCTTGATGTGGTGGACTTCTTCGTGTGGCGGGTCGAATGGAACACCAGCAGAGTTCATGACAGCGCCAAAAGAGCCAACGCGAAGCCTTAAAGCCTCGCCGCCAGCGTTCATTCCACCAGCAAAGCCACCCTTAAAGCCCTTGAATGTCGCAAGCTCCATGGGAACGCTGATTTGATACGCTCCGGTTTCGATTTCGCGTATCCATTGCGTCTTATCGTAAGTCAGTTTGCCATCTGGCCCAGGTCTCCCGCCGTTGTTGTTCTTGTCGTCCTCGCCACCGCCGCCATTCTGCTGCGAATACTCGACTCCAATATTCCACCATCCACCGCCGTTTGCTTCCTTTTCTGGCGTAATCGAAGTGCAACGTACCTTTTCGTCAACGATTGCGCCAGCGCGTAGGCTTCTACCAATCCATGGAAGATCGCTAGACGCTTGCAGGTGGTTGTAAATGACCGTAGGGCCATCTGAAGCGGCGCACAGAATACGCAGGTTTATCTTGCTTTTGTAGGTGACGCTTCCAGGGTTCTGGCCTTCAACCGAACCACCTAGGCCGTCACTCGAAAATATGACACGTTCGACTGCCATTAGAGGTTCACCTGCTTTACGCGAACTGGTTTTTGTGCGTTAGCTGCCGCAAGAATCTTGTCTAGGGTGGCCTGCTCCCTTTTTTCGATCTCGATTAACTGCCGCTGGTAATCAAGTTGAGCCTGTGAATCTCTTGCGGCTTGCTGGATGGCAGAAAATGCCGCTGTAGTGCCCTGAACAACAGCACCAACGCCTTGCGAAGGCTGCGGCGCTTTCAGCTTTGGAGAAGATCGTTCCTCTGCTGCTCGCAGGTCGCCCATCGCTTTGGTGACGCCTTTGACGTAGGTGTCCCAGTCAAGCAGCCCCTGTTCTTGCAGGCCCTTGAGTTCGGCAAGCGTGTCGGCAAATACTTCAGAAGGTTCGCGGAGTGATTGAGCGATGGAGTCGGCCCGCTTGCGCATTTCTTTAGCTGCTTTGTCAGACTCTTCGCGCAGCTTTGCGGCTTCTTTTTCGGCCTCAGCCCTTCGCGTCTCCGCCTCTTTGTTTTTCTGAACAACGTCGAGCTGTTTTTTTCTCTCTGCTGTAGCGTCTGCGCCGTTACTACCACCAAGAAGGTCTAGCGCTTGGTTTACCTCAGATAGCAGGAGCGTAAGTGCTTGCGTCGGACCTTTCAGCAGGTCTGCGCCGAGCATTGTTATGCGGTCGTATAGCTTTCCCCACTGGCCAGAAAGCGTTTCAAGGCTGCGCGACATACCGCCAGCCATTAGCCCGCCTGCGCTGGTCATTTCGCGGAACGCTTGGACGACAAGATCTGCACCAATCTTGCCTTCTTCGATCATCTTGCGAACTTGCGCAGTTGATACGCCTGTCATCTGCGATAGTTTTTGAAGAAGTGGCACGTTTGCATTGTTGAATTGCAAAAGCTCTTGGCTTGTGAGGCGTCCAGCCTGCATTACCTGGCCGTATATAATCGCCAGTTCGTTAAGCGGCTTGCCGCTGATAGCCGCAACGTCGCCAAGCATCTCAACTTGCGCGACGACTCCGCCCTTGTCCTCTCCCATTGCCAGTAGGATCTTTGCGGCCTGCGAAACCTCCTGAAGTCCAAGCGGGGTATCTGCCGCAAGCGTTCGCAGTTCGTCCAGCATTCCCTTTGCGGCACTTGCACTACCAGTCAGAACCTCAAACTGAATCGTTAGCGTCTGCATCTGTGCGGCAGCAGCGACCGCGTAACCAGTCATTGCAGCTAGTGCAGCGCCAACGCCAACAATTGCGGCGGCAGTAGTGCCAGACATTCCAAGCATTCCGAGAATTCCGCTACCAGCGCCGCCGGCGGTTGGAGAGTTGCCAACAACACCCTTTCCAACAGTCGCAAGTTGGGAATTTACCTGCGCGATTCCCGCCTTTAGCCCTGTGACGTCTGCGGCAAAGTGGACGGCAAGCCTTGCGATTGAGTTTGCCATTTGTTAGCCGCCTCCGTTACTTGCTTGCAACGATCTTCAAAGCTCGATTCAGGCTCCCAGTAGGGGTACATAAGGCTTGGCGATTCAACCTCAGACGTCTTTGTCGCAAGGTTCCACGCTAGGCCCGCAGCCTGTCGCATATCCGCCCGCTCGTCTCCAAACGGACTTTGGTTGTCGTATTCGATCCAGTCAAAAAACTGCTCTGCCGTCATCTCTGAAAGCATTTCGCTAGGATGCTTCCACCGTCCGCCACCGAGGATCAAGCAGAGCTTGAAGCTGAATCGCTCGATGGCACTAAGTTTTTTGACTCAGCAGCCTTTCCCATCGACCATTCACACGACGCATTGCCCAAGGCAACAAGCGTGTCGATTGGCATTTTTCGCAGAAGCTCATCGCCGTCTGCGTTATCGCAATCGAGGCTGCCAGACGAGTCGCAGAGCGTCTTTTTCAGAAGCTCGATAAACTCTTCCGCCTCGCCCCAATTCGCCGATTTCTTCTTGTCTTGCAACAAAAGAAAGTCGCCTGCGCTTAGCTTGCGAAAACTGTATTCGTCGCCGTGCACCTCTTGGGTTTTGACCATAGAGGCGCTTTTTCGCTTTAACGATTCGATTGACATAGTTAGTCCTAGGTGCGTGTAATCGCGGTGCAACGCTGAATCGTCACAGTGCGCGAAATGGTTCCATTGGTCGTGATGGTTTCTGGCTCAATGTCAGATACCCAGCCTTCGAATTGATCCGTGATCGGACTTGCGAACGGATAGACAATGTTCCAAATGACTTGCGCCTTGGAACCGAATAGCGTGTCGATGCTGGTGTGCTGCGTATCCGTTGGGTGCCAGAACTGCTTAAACTTGAATTCGCTGTGCGTCTCGATTCCAGGCGCATAAGTAGCAAGCGTGTCATCCAGCGATGTGACATCAACCTTTTCGCGGCTGCGCTTCGGTGGCGTAACCTCCATGACGACCGTGCAAGTCGTAAACGTGCTGCCGCTGTCGTCCTCGTCAACCTTGACAATCGTTCCCAAGCCGATTTGCTTCGTAGCCATTCCTTAGCCCTTTCGTTTAGCGCGTAGAGACTTCTGATAGGCCAAGGCAGCCTCAACCTCTAAGCCTTGACTGATCTTTGAGAGCATCCGATTTGCGGCTAGTGAGTTCGTTTGCCGCCAAGCGTTTTGCATTGGGTGGGAGCCTCGCGCCTTGATCGTTGCGCGTCTTCCGAAAGTCGCTTTTCCAGATGACAGAACGCGGCCATTAACGGCGCGAACCAAGTGCGACTTACTGCCTTTTTCAATGAAGTGCAGGTATGTACTTGGGCCTTGAACTGCCCAGCGCAGCCCCTGCGAAGTGCTTATCTTTTCGGTTTGCTTGACCGTGTATCTATTCTTGCGTGGCATGCGACGACGAAGCCCGCGACCTACGCCTACGGTTGCCCGTGCTGGCTTGTCTTGATGCGCGACGTTGTAAGAAAACGCGGGGATTACGACTTTGACGCGCAGCGAACGCCTTGCCGCTCCTGTGTCTTTTGGCATGTAAACGGTGGCAGCCTGCTTGGTGAGACCAGCGGCAGCATTTAACGCCATGCGGAAGTGTTTGCGACCAACAGATGCCGGATACTTTGAAAGTTCTGCAATGACGTCGCGTAGTCCCGGTGTCGATATTTCAATTCTCATCCGACCACCTCCACAGAGAGGGAGCGGACGGTAAACCCCGTATCGCCAGAAACGGCACGGGGGACGTAGTCGGCTGACGACGTGTCAACAAAGACGCCTTGGACGGTGCGGCCGCCAAAGGTTCCTCGCAGCAAGTGCAAAGCGCTGCGAACGTAATCGTGTAGCGTTTTGGCCTCAAAAGGCGTGGTTGCGTACACTTCAACGTCAAAGCTGGTGCGGAATGGTCCGCCGCTTGAATCGTCTAGTGCGTCCTCGTTGGCGCTGCTCGATTGGGACAGCCACACAAACGGCATTTGTGAGTTGTTTTGCGGTACATGGTCAACGTGAACGCGACCACCACAGCGAAGCTTGATAGCCGAAACCGACGTTAGATATGCCTTAAAATCCTCTTCTAGCGTGGCCATGATTTATCCTCCCCGCATGTGAGAAGGAGCCTCAGGCCAGTCATAGCCGGGTCGTTGACGAATCCGATATTGAGGCGGCGAGTGCCAAGTGTGCCACCTGTTAGGTAACACTGCTCGTCAATGGGCCTTACCGGGTCGTTGTAAAGCTCCACCTTGTGCGATGCGTCAACAAAGACAGACCGCGCAAGCTCAGCCTCTCGCCCGTTTAGCGTGTCGATGCTGCACGGAACGCAAGAGCGAACCTTCTGAGGCGCACCGTCGTTAGCACCAAAAGAATCGGTTGACGTTGCGGGCCTATAAATGTCCGCGATGTGGCGATAGCGGCCGGCTCCACGTTTAGCCATCGTCTACCTCCGATTCACGGACGTAGCAGGTGAACTCGTCACCGACGCGCCATTGGTCTAGGATGCTGCGGACGCCGTTAGGAATCGTCCCGGTCTGTCCCTGCGCGTTGTCTTCGCGGTTGAGAAACCAGTCACCAACTAGCAGCAGGATTGCATGACGCAGAGGGTCAGGCACACTTGCAGGAGTTGATCCGTAGCCCACAACAACGCGAACGACAACGGCATCGGGAACATATCGAAAAGCAGGCCAGACGATGCCAAAAGCGGGAGTGATCCGCCCTGGTTCGCGGCTTGCGCTGACTATGTAATTGCTGCTGCTCCAAGTCGTTAGCGTGCCCGTTGATGGGTCCGCGTACTTGATGCTAGTGACGCTAGAGAGTGGCGAGATAGGAACCTCTAGCGGACGATTGCCGCACGGCAGAACATCCGCATAGAGGTCATAGGTCGCGTTGATTAACTGACGGCCTGTGTAGGTCTCAACGTACTTGGTAGCGGTCGCAATTAACCGCTCCAAGAACTCGTCATGTACGCCTGTTTCCACGCCAACTTCGACCTGTTTTCGCGCTTCTTCAAGCGTGACAGGCAAGGTGGTAGCGGCAGTGACAAGCGATAGACCGTAGCGGGCCATTGTTTAACCCTCTTAGGTCGCGGTCGTTTGCGTTTGTGCTTCGGTCAGCATTGGCGCGACGTGCCATTTTGGACCGACGCAGGTACACCAAAACCCGCCGCCGGCTTTTTCGCTAACGGTTGCCAGGGATGTAGAATCTGCGGCAATGTCGTTCATGATGATGAGCGTGTCGGCAGTTGCAGGGGCAACAACCAAGTTTTGATCTGCACAAGACAGAATAAGAATTACGCCACCAGGAACGCAGTTTGCAGCAGTTGGCAGCGTGACCGTTACCGATCCGGTTGCGCCTACGTTGCAGATGATTTTTCCAATGTCATTCACGCCTAGCGTGATGTCTGCCGTTGTGGTGATAAGCTCACCAAACGGTTTTCCTGTTCTAGTTCCTGCCATGTCGCTTCTCCCGCTTGAGTGGTATTGATGCGGTCTCAGCGTTTGGCGTTAGTGCTGCGCACTCGATTGCCATTCGACGCTCGATAAACCGCTTGGCTTCCGCTTCTGGCAGGTCGATCTCTTCACCGTCGTTGAAGATTTGCCCGCCTCTGATGAGGTCCGTGGTCAAAATGACCCGGACCATTGACGACTCAGTCATTGCGTCACCTCAGCACTAGGCTTGGATCAGGTGATTGACTGCTGCGGCGTTGATGTAGCGACCGTCAGTGCGCTTGAAGGCGACAAAGCCCGTTTGGTCGGTGTCGCGGTAGCGTTCACCGAGCATGAACATGCGGGTTGCGCCTGCATCGCGAATGATGTACTTCTCGAACGCGCCGAAAAGCATCGTTTTGGTGCCGGTGGCAACCGAGCTTTGCATTGCTTGGTTGATGGCGATTGGGTAGCCGAGCAAGCGGTCTGGAACGCCAGCCTGGAACGATGGTTGCCACAGATAAGCGCCGTTGCCATCCTTCAGCTTCCGCACGTAGAGCAGAATGTTGTCGTGCATCATGAAGCCAACGCTTGGCAATGCGCGATAGGAAGGATCGAGCGAGTGAATAAGCCCGTAGATTTCGTCGGAAGTGATCGACGTAGTCCCGGCAGCGGTAACGCCGAGCGTCGAACCGTTTACCATGCCTTGCGGCTTGCTGCTGTTGTCGCCAGTCGTCAAATGCGTACCCTGAATTCGACCGATGCGAACACCAAGAGCGGCCGCCACTTCGTTTTCCAGGGGGAAAGCCGAGTCTTGCAGGATTTCCGAAGAGACAAGCACGGGCTTTGAACTGTACTTGTAAGCCAGCAAGCTGATAGACGAGAAAGTCGGATCAACAGACGAACCGAACGAGGTGTTTTCAGCCAGTAGTTCGCCGGTGTTGCTGGTGTCGTCAATCACTGGCCAAGGCGTTGTATTGCCGCTTGGCGTGGTGATGACGCGAGCAACTTGACGAGGCGCGGCGTAGGCGAGCGTCTTAGCTTCTAGCTCATAGCTAAAACCCTGCGGAATCGTGTAACCGCCAGAGCTTCCGCTAGTGCTCATTGCACGCTGCTCAGAACGTCCATTGCTGGTAGTCCAGGCAGGTGCGCCGTATACCATGCTGCGCAGTTCGATTTCCTTTTGGGTGTAATCGAAGTCCAGTCGCTTGGCTGCGTCTCGAAGCTCCTTCGTTACCTCGTTGCGCGAGCTGTGGCGCATCCAGGCATGAAGGGCCAAGCGTCGATCGCGCTCAGCGTTAGCGGCAATCATTTCAGGGTCAGCTTGGCGACGTTCTTGATAGTCGAATACGTCGCGCCGTCCTTGGCGCTTTTCGGCTTCCTGCGATTCGATTTCAGCCAATCGCTTGGCAACCTCTTGCGAGCGGTTTTGCTTGTCTAGCAAGCCTTTTTCTTGTTCCAAAACTGCGTTGTATTCAGCAGAAGCGGCGTCAAAGCGTGCCTCTTCATCTGCTGACCGTTCACGCTTGCCAAGCTCCTGCATTTCGTTGAACAGGCTCTTGCGCTTCTCTACCAAAGCTTCCAATGCTGCGTCCATCATTCGGCTCCATGAAAAAACGGGTTACGTTTTTCCCCAAGCCAATGCGCGCACGAAAAAAGCTGCGGCACACGTTCGCGTTTTTGCGAAACATGCAACCGCAGCTTCTTGGGCTGATCGGAAGTTAGCTAGAGAATTTCTTAGTTACCTGCAAATCTATTGCATCTACAAACAGAAGTCAACTATTGTTTTTGGGAAATTTCTGCCAACCGGAGTTTTACGGCAACCTCTCGCTCCCGCTTCTCCTTGGCGGCTTTGCCTTGCTCGGCCTTTCTAGCCTCGAATTCTTTGCGGATAGACTCGCTGTCTTGGCTTCGCACTGCCGTGGTCGTTCCTGCGTAGGCTGGGTAGGTGACCGGCCCAACGTCGAAAAGGTCGCAGTCCTCAATCCAGCGGATCTCCATGCCAGTTGCCTTGTCGGTCTCCCAGGTAACCTTGGTAGGCACGAATGAGAATGAACTGCCGGGAATGTCGCCGCGCCCGATCTTCTTACAAAGGTCTTGCACGTCATTGGCGTCGATGGCGTCCACTTCGTACCGCAGGCCCTTTTGATCCTCGGTTAGCCGCAGAGTGCCATTGCCAACACGCCCAAGGACGTAGTCGTCATCATGGTTGTACAGCCCCCGGCAGTCCTGTTTTTCTCTGATCGCCCTGGAGAAACAGCCGGCGCGGATTCGCTCAACAGCACCCGACTCTCCTCCCGGCCCCTTCCAAAGCTCGTATTCAGTCGTTTTGTCGCCCGGAACGTAGAAAACTGCACCATATCCAACGATGACACTTGCCCCGTCGTCTCGTCGCTCAATTGACAGCCGTTCACCAAAAACGTCGCGTCGTTCGATTGCCATTAGCCACACTCCTTTTCAAATCGTGCCATGATTCCGTCCACAACTCCTGGCAATGCGTCTCCGCCAGTTGTTTCAAGTACCTTCCGCATCTCAACTAGAATCGCCTCGATAGTCGCCACCGCTTCTGGCGCGTCTTTTCGGGCTTCCTCGAAGTGGCTCACCATTCCGCCATCAACCCACTCAACAAAGCTATTTGGCTTCTTGGCCTTGTAGCGAGCGTTGCGGCCAACTCCATAGACGATACGCTTAAACGCCTCTTGATCTGCGGATCGCGTCCCGGTATTCGTGCCGTTGCCGTTCTCATTCGTTCCACCAGGAAGCGGCGCGGTTTTCTGCGGTTGCATTGCACCGCTCGCCGTGTTGGTGTTGTCGAAGTTGTCACCGCCTTCGTACGGCTCCAGGTTGATGACCCGCCGCGCCTCGTTCTTGTTCATGATCGCGGCCTGCGTTAGCGTCGTCAGATAAACGGCCTGCTCTTGCGGCTTCATGCGTAGCAGTTCGCTAGGGTCGTTCTCGAACCAATACCGCTGGCGCTCTGACGCGCTTTGCAGCTTGACCGTGCATTGCTGATCGCGCTGAATAAGCCACGGCGCTAGTGTGTTCTCGATAAACGCCTGGTTATCCTCGGCCTTGCTGGCGTAACTTGCGGAGTCAGCTAGGCCCAACTTAGACGGAGGAAGATTGAACCAGCGGCACATTTGCCTTACTTGGCCCTCGGTTGCCTCGACTAGCTGTGCGTCTTGCGGGCTTTGCTGCGCTGCGTGAAACTTGGCGTTTTCTCGCAGGATTACAGTCTTAAACGGTACGTCCGAGTCCTCGTATGTCTTGCGAAACCCTTCCTCGACTGTGTCCTTGGTTTTCTTGTCCATTGTCGCTGGAAGTTCCAGCACACCACCAATTCGCCCGCCGTGCTTGAAAAACTTGCTAGAAAACTTCTCTTGAGCAAGGCCTAGTGCGATAGAGTTTCGCGCAATCATCGCAAAATCCAGGCCGCCAGTTGGCTTCCAGCCTAGGCCCTGGATGTGCAGAACGTCGGAAAGAGGTAGCGGCTTTAGCTGTGCGACAACCTCAGTGACGACAAACATAAATCCATCGTCTAGTGTCTCGATTCGTGTACGGTCTGGCAGGAGCGTATAAAGTGCCGTTGGCCTGCGGTTTCCATCGCGCTCAATCCAAATATATGAGTTTCCCCAGGTAATTCCATGATTAAACACCCTGCGCCAAAACGGAAACGCCGTCTCCTGTTCATTTGGCTGTAGCTGCAAGAGGTCGGACAATGGCCCGTCTACAGCCTCTTTGCGAACGCCAGAAGCATCTTGTTGATACCGTTTGACGGGAATCTTTGCGCATCCACCTGCAACAATCTCACAAGCCTGGTAATAGGCTGGAAACATAAACGCCTTTTCGTGCGTCATGCTGTCGCCAGTTTCCGTGCCACCACCGCTGCCCCAAATCTCTGCCCATACTCGCGGATCATTTAGCGAGATATTTGGATTGTCCAGGATGCTGCGCGCTTCTGGCTTATGTGCCATTGCGATATAGACGCCAGCGCCGTACTCGGAATAGTCCATTATCCAATCTCCAATTCATTGGTTTCGTAGAAGCTGCGCCGCTGTTTTTCTGCAAATAGGCACTCAGAGAACGCCATGAAACTGGCGACCATGCCGTCGATCTTGTTCATCTTGTTGGACTTGTCAGGCTTAACGAGCCCCTCAGTGTTGCGATGGAAAAGCACGTTTCCCGCTTGCCAGCCCAATACCGGGTCGTTTCCGTGGATGATGTTGCCGTCTCGCAATTCTTTGACGAACCTGTTAAGTGGCTCGTTGTAAAACCTGTGCGTCTGTCCAAACTCAAACATGTTGAGCGAGTGGTTGTTATGTAGCCGCGATGCAAGCTCACGCGCCCAAGCAGGATCGAAGGCCCAGGAATTAACGCGGTACTTTTCATGCAATCGCAGGATCTCCGCTTCAATCTCTCCAAAGTCGATCTGATCGCCGTCACAGCAAACAAGCAGCCCCTTTTCGATCCAAGTGCGGAACGGTTCATGCTTAACCGGAAACTCTCCGCCCTTCACCGTCCATGCCTTGCTGATAATCTCCCAGCGGTGCGCCGTATTGCCGTCGTAAATCGGGAAGCAAAGCGAGATAGCTGCCCAGTCGTTGGAGCGTGCCAAGTCAATCCCACCGTGGCACTCGTCACCATCAGCGATTTGTAACGCCGTAGCACCTTTCTGCCAGTCGTCAATGCTGATTTCCCGCGTTGATGCCGCCACAGAGCGGTTGCAGTGATAGCGAATAAACTGATTCGTTTCGCTAGGCTTGTTCTTGGCCCGTGTTGCCGCGTCTCGTAGATAGCCAATCTTTACCGACTTGCCAAGGTTTGGATTTGCTTTAGGCCAGTTATTTTCGTCGAAGTAGTCGTCACCATCGTCAAGGCGAGCCACGAAAGCAAAGTAAGAATCGTCGATGATGTTCCCAGTTACAACCGACTCCAGCACACTGACGGCGTACTTATCTTCTTCGATCCATAGCTGTGAATCGTCGCTCCCCGCCGTGGTGATAATGAACTCAAGCGGCTGACGACGCGCACCACCGCCCGTTGTTAGCTTCTCTTTCAGTTCGCGGTGTCGCTCTGTCCATGCGAACGGCGTGAGGATTCAAGCCGTCTGTGCCTTCGGAGTCCGATCCGAGTGGCCTAAATGACGAATTCGCAGCCTCGTATTGAATCGACGGAGGCGATTTATAGATGCGGCAGCGCTTCGATAGGTCAGGGCTTGCCGATACCATCCGCGCCGCTTCCCGGTACATGAGCCGCGCTTGGTCCTCTTTGGTTGCAGCGCAAAAGAGGTCTGCACCATGCTCAAAAGGCTCGTCTGCAAACATGAGCAGATTAGCCACAGCAGCAAGCCAAGTTGTCTTTCCATTTTTGCGAGCCACCGAGAAATAGCCTCGACGAAACCGCCGCGTGTTTTCTTCGTCATGCCGACGCCATCCAAACAAAACCCAAGTGCAAAACTCCTGCCACGGTGAGAGAACGAACGATTGCCCAGCCCATTCGCCAATGGAGTGTCGGCAGATCATTGGAAAGAAACAGCAGGCCCGTGTTGCTATGTTGGCATCAAACCAATAACCACGCTCCCCCGCCTTTTCCAAGTCCTGAACGTGCCGTTCGACACACAGGCGCACAAGACTGCCAGTCACAACAGAGCCGTCCAAAACTCCGTCGATGTATCCCTGCACTCGCTGGCGTACGTCCTTTGCCAAACTAACCATTGCAGTCCGTGATTCCCCCTAGTGCGTTCAACGCGTCCCCTTCATCCTTTGGCTTCTGCGCCCTCAGTCGTGGCCTATCTAGCGGCGTCATGCCGAACTTGCCAAACAGGTCTTTAATTGGCTTGTAGGCCATCGTCGCGGCGCATTGCAGCTTGTAGAACTCGTCAGGCTTTAGGTCAGCCACGGCAGCCTCTAGCTCCTCTTGCAGCTTGTTCCACAGTGACCATTGACGGCAAAGCATCGACAAAGCGGCGCGGTCTAGCTTGCTCTGCACTTCCACCGGCAACTGCTCGGTAATATCTTCCCAGAGCCACATGGAATCGTCTGGTACGTTTAGCCCTACTGGTGACGGCTTGTCAGGTGTCATCAGAACGTCCGCTTGCCCTTGATGACGCGCAGGCCGAAACGTGCCTTCCTTGAGGTGTAGATGCCCTGGTTTTGCGTGTGCGCCCATTTACTGCCCCGATACCGTCTTAATTGTGTGGCATTCCGTGCAAAGGGTTTGCCAGTTCTGAACGTCCCAAAAAAGCGTTTTATCGCCTCTGTGCGGTCGTATGTGGTCAACGCAATCGCCGATCCTGATAACGCCCTTTGCCTGACAATGCACGCAAAGAGGATGCTGCTCTCTGAACTGCCTAGAAGCCACTCGCCACTTATTGCAGTAGCCCCTCGCCGTTGACGACTTGGGGTCTTGATGCTTTAGTGCCGCTGGCTTGTCTGGCGTCAGTTGTCGCCGCTTTGGTGCGTTAGCCATTAGGAAACTAGCCGAGTGCGAACGTAGCCGGAAACTTGAACAGCACTTCCAAGAGCCAACCCAAACCCCTTGGCCGCTGGCGTTTCACAGTGGCCATCCACTGCGTTCATTGGTAAAACCAGTGGAGTTCCCGCCACCATCGACATTGGCCCTGAAATGTCAGTGCCGTCGCTATCTTCAAGCGTCACCACCACCGAACCGGCAGCGACAAGAACTAGTTCGCAAACGAGAACCTTTTTCCCGGCAGCCGCGTTTGAAACAATCGTTGCCGATGCAGTCGTGGAGATTTTCGTTTGCGTTGTCGCGTACTCATTATTTCCGTATGCCACTTGCTATCCTCCGTATGGAACTACTTCAAGAACTAAGCCTGTTTTGTTGTTTGGGTAGCCGTCTTTGCTCGAACCGTTGTAGACAGTCACCCATAGCCGATAACGTCCCGCAGTCGTTGTCGCAGCCGATGCAAGTGCCACCTTGACGTGACCCAGCAAGTAAAGCGTGTGCGTTCCGCTTCCTGCTGCGGTTATGTCGATAGGTGCGCCTCTTGCTGACTGCGAAACCTGGAAGCTGTTAGCGTCCGCATTGATGACGTAATAGCGAGTCGATGCCGACAGGCCAGTTGGCAGGCTTCCGCTTGTCGCAACTATGATCTGGTCGCCGTCGCGTAATCCGTGACCGTCCACCAAAACGCGGTCTAGCGTTGTACTCACTGTGAACGTCTGCGTAGGCTGCGCAGTAACGCCGGTTGTCGTTTCGCTCACAACGCTAGTTGCCGCTGCGTCGTCAGTGACAACCAGGTACTTTGCCGTCAGTCCTGTCAGGTCAACAGGCCCACGACTATTCGTAAGCAATAAATCGAGTGCCGTAAGCGTGTCACCAACCATGCGCCGATGTATCTGCGTCATACTGTCCTCTGATTGGTGTTCGCTAGTTCGTGTCGTTGGTCGTGAATGATTCGCGCCGCTTCGTTGGTGTTGTGGAGTTGGTAGCGATAGGCACTAACAGCGCCGTTATTGCTTTGCTGAATCACCGGTCCCCAAAACACCTGTGCCCAGTAGCTAGGCGAGAAAAAGTTCTTTGGCCACATTAGGTCAAGTCCCTTGTAACGGTTAAGCGGTTGCCTACGTCGTCAGTTTCTGCCGATACAACATCCTTGGTGTCGCTTAGGTTCCTGAATGTTGGCGTGTTTGTGTCTGCGCCGTTGCTCTTGCCGCCAAGCGTTGCAACGACCAAGCGGAACGCCATGCGTTCTGTTACGCCGGTTTCAATGGCATCCGCTAGGTCGAACTTGGCATTGGCGTTTTGGATCGCCGTAGGAATATCACCAACCGCCGCAGGTTGCGCCGGCAGGTTATCCGTCTTAGCCTTAATAGCCGCCACTTCCGTATCGACGTATCCGGCAAGGGTGTTGACGCTGCTTTGCGATGCCAGCGCAGTTAGTGCCGAACCCGTTCCCAAATCCGTTTGTACCTGCGTGCTAATCGTCGCCGCTGAAGGTGGTGCCGTGTAACTGCTTTCCAGCATCACCGCCCCGCCACTTAGATTGTCGATGTAGCCCGCCCGCGTTGCCGTGATGCGACTCAGCAGCGTTGCTGTTCCAGCCGTATCACCGCCTGCGTAGGTTGATAGCCCGCTCTGAATCTTCGTAACCGCTGCCGCGCTGATTTCGTTTGATCCGATGGCGTCCGTAGCGATTGCAGCCGCGTCGATTGCTCCTGCTGCAAATGATGTTGACGTGATGCCACCAGTTGCGACAGAGCCAATAGAGCCGCTTAGATTGCCAGTGATGTTGCCAGTGATTCCGACCGTCCAGGTGGTAACAAGACCAAGCCCGTCCGATGCGAGCTTAAAGCCGGTTTTGTCGCTAACGGTTACAGTAGGCGTTGCAGCCGTTGCCGCCGTCGTGATGCTCGTTTTCATCGTGGCGGTAAAATCGCCGTTTGTTGGCGCATTAGTCAGATTGGTAACCGTGGTTATCGTGCCCGCCGTGATATTCGTTGGCGATGCAATCGACGATGGGAACGTAACGCCAGCCGCCGCCGTGATTGTCTGGCCTGCAAGTTTTGCCATATCCACTCGTCCGCTGCTGTCAATGCTTAGCGCCGTTGCGTTTGCAGGTCGCATGAACACCGTCACCGGCACAATACGCACGCCGCTAGTGCTGCTCTTGCCAGAGAATACCGCCACGTCGCAGTTGCTTTCGGTCTGCGTCACGTCAAAGCGATATAGGCCCGGCGCATTAGTCGCGTCCATTTCCGTTGCTGACGTATCGCCAAGAACGGTTACAGTGCCGTAGTCCTTTGACAGATACGCCGTGATATTGGCAGCGTCGCCAGTCTTTGGCGTATTCGTAGCCGTGTCGATAGCAAGCAAAACAATCTGCTGCGATGCAACATTCTTAAACATTAGTAGCCCTCTTGATGTTGCAAAGGTCGCCCAAACGATGACCAGTAGCCGTATGAAAAAACCGTTCCGCCGCCGGTGGAGTAATAAACAGTGACGCCGATGTAATCAAAAAAACCTTCCTTGTACCCACTTGAAACCTGCTGACATGCTATCGCCACGCCAAAGTTACTAGCCTTTACGTTGGTGTCTGTTAGAGTCAGCCCCCACAGGTCGCCATCGCCCCCATAAGTAGCGTCTGTAAGCGTCGATGGATACGTTGTTGCAGTATCAGCTTTGTCGTTTCCTTGAATCGTTCCGCTTTTAATCAGCTTTACCGAGTAATCCTTAAAATCAGTTCCTCGCCTGTTCAGTGTCACGCCAATTCCGGTTATCGTTGCGCCGCTAGGAACGCCAGCAAACCCGTAATTGAGAGTGCAAAGGTATGGCGAGTAGTCGCCGATATTAAATCCGTACGACATCACAAGCAGGCCATCGGCTGCCGTTATCCGCGATTGCTGATACCAGTTAATTGCGCTGCCAGAAATTGCAACCTGGTCCCACGTTCCGGCTGTTGTGAGATACGAACTTGCCACCGCTTTACCCCACGCAAGCCAAAGGACCAGCCGCGTCAATGCACGCCTTACGGTTCGCATCGGTTAGCAGCGCCTTCATCGCCGATCCCATTTCGTACAGTGCAAGCCATTGCTCCTTTGTCAGGTCGCAAGAGCCGCGCACGCCGGATTCGTTGGGCACGTAAGAGCCATTATCAAGCGACTCAATGAGCTGCTTGACATAGCTCGTACCGCTACTGTCCTGCTCTGCACCAATGCGCAAAGCCAACCGGCAAGCAATGCCCGATTCTTCGCGCATGATGTTAGTGACGATGGCGATTGCCTTCTTTTGTTCTTCCGTAAAATCAGCGTATGCAGTCATCGCAACTTCCTTCTTTTCTCTTGTGGCGTTCGTTCTCTCGCCGCCAGTTCCCTGTCCCAATCGTTCCACGTTTCCGTAACTCGCCCAGACTTGACAACCTTGCCGTCGATTAGCAGGAGGTTATTCGCTACCTCTTCGCCTTTGCACAATCGCCAGTCAACAAGCTCCCATTC